ACATTTGAGCCTATGATAGGGGGGTTTGTCTGATCACCAGCACCACTAAAATCAGGTGTACCTGCAATACCATTTACATTAAAAGTTACATCCAGTATTTCTGGTGGATCGTTTGTACCACAATTCTCAAAATTGTAAGGTTCAGCCATTCTATGCTCCTACATTCCAGAATAATGCGCCACGCGAAGCATATTTGCGCATAAATTCCCATGCTTTAGCATCATATGTAGGAGCGGAAGGAAATGGAGGTGCATTTTTTTCCTTCACTGGTTTATCAAATTTTATATCACACTTGTAAGTTTTTGCTCTACCGTAGTCTCCCTTGTGTCCAACTAGAACACAATGAAACTCTGTTTCCGGCCAAGCGAGTTGCAATCCTCTCGTCAGAGTACCGGAGGATCCAACACTCCATACCTCTTTAGGATTTCTATCAAGACTCCTAGCAACCCGAATAATACTAGCAAGTACAGTAGGGTGTTCAACTCCGATCGGGAGGAGTTTTCTTGTTTCTGGTTTTTCTGCGACATAATCTCTTGCTCTCTTTTCCGTAACGCTCAACATTCCGTTCGGAACCCACCGCATGTCCGCACCCTGTTGCATCGCTTCTATTTGATATGGATGTCTCTTTTCTATTGCTCGATCTGCCATAAAAATAACAGCAGTCTTATTATATCTTTTGCAAAGATACGCAAGTGATATCTGTGCGTAACCAGTAGCAGGAGAACTTCCATATACCCACTCTTCTATTTCTGGTTGAGATGAAATCAGATAATCAGCAAATCTCATTTTAGATCCTCCACCGATCAAATCATCTCTTACTACAAGAAATCCCTCATGTTCTTCAATTACAGGAGCAGCAAGAGGATCTTTCCAGTCCCCTATAAGTGACAAATAATCCTCTGCTGTTTCCTGAAACAAACTCATTTTACTGGAACCACCTTTGAAAAGTTCTTCACTTTCTTTACCTGATATGCTTTCGTAAACTTATCAACCATCGAATCCATTCTGTGACTGATAATATAAACTGTACCATTTAGTCCAACCGTATGAAGGGTTTTCATAAGTTCTTCTGTACCAATGGAATCCAACGATGAATCAAAGATTTCGTCTAGAATTAAAAGATTACAATTAGCACTGTTCTTCAGTTTTGCTACTTCTCTCCAAGCAAAAAGAAGAGCAAGATCAATACGAAGTTTTTCGCCTTCACTGAAACTCATGTAACTAAACTTATCACGAAAACGACTCTTGATAATTTCGTTGAACTCTTCATCTAGTTCAAACTGAGTGAAAAAGTTCATGCTCTTGAGAAACTTATTGATCACTCGGTTTACAACTGGCAAATAATGTTTTATTATCTTTGATTTGATGCCGCTATCCTTAAGAAGAGAGATACAAATTTCATAGTTGAGTTTCTCTTTCTTCTTTGCTTCCAGGTCTTTCTGCAAGACTTCGAGTTCACCTTCAAGATGCGATAGGTTTTTGGTTTCATCTTGTAACTCGCTGTCTTGGTTTTTAAATTCTTTGATCTCATTCTTAAGTTTTTCAATTTGATTTTTAGAAGATTCCACAAGACTCTTCTGTGATTCAATTTTCTTTTCGATCTCCAAAGATTTCTTATACAGATTATCAGAATCTTTTACTTCTAACTCTTTGGAAGATATCTTCTCAACCAAAAGTTTCAGCCCTTCTTCGAGTTCTTCTTTCTTTTCGTTTGATTCATTTAACTTACTCGATCGAAAAAACTCTTCAATACCCTGCTTACAGACTGGGCATGAATCATTATCTTCATAAAAATCAACATTCTTCTGTGTACTGATAATATTAGTTTGAATTTGATCACGAAGAGAGTTCATTTTTGAGACTTCTCCCCGTAAAGATAAAGTTTTATTTCTAATTTCTTCTGGTTTGATAAAACCATCAGAAAGATCTTTTATTTCTTGAGTAGATTTTTCTATCAGGTCAGAGTGTTCTTGGATTTGACTTTCAATTTTCGACTCTGACTCTTGACTTTGACTTTTGATTTTTTCAATGTACTTGTTTTGGAAAGAGATTTTTTCTTCCGTGGCTTCAATTTTACGGCGAATGTCATTTATGTAATCCTTAATTATAGAAAGCCTTGCTTTCGCATTAGCATTCATCGTCGAAAAGATATTTATATCTAAGATGTTTTCAATAACCGCTCGACGATCCACAGGAGATAATTGCATGAAAGGAACAAAGGAAGAACGACCAAGAATCACAACCTGTGTGAATGTCTTGTAATTCATCTTTAGAACTTGTTCTTCAAGAATGTTTTGATAATCTTTTGCCTTTGCATCCTGATCTACCAATTCACCATTCTTGTATATCTTAAATACCTTTGGAGATAATCCTCTTTCCACTTTATATTCAGTATTACCAATTGTAAAATCAACCTCAACAACACACTGCTTTGTGTTGATGCTGTTAACAAGTTGTGGGATGTTTATCTTACGAAAAGGTTTACCGAAAAGGGCAAAGGTCAGGGCGTCGAGATATGCAAACGACTTACCCTGACCGTTGAGTCCTGAAACCAGAACCAGCCCTTTTTCAGTAAAATCAATTTCAGTAAAGTTGTTTCCGAACGAACCAAAATTCTTGAAACGAAGTTTCTGAAAATTAATCATAATAAACTCAATTAAATATCACTTACCCTCAACTGTTCTTTCTCGGAATTGCTTCTTCTGTTGGCAACTAGAGCAGCCTCCACCACCAGCACCGGGAACAGCCATATTCATTCCTGATACATCCTTAAACTGTACCGCTGTAATTCCACTCGGACCAATGGAATTCTCAACACCATGAGAAACTGTAATCACTTCACCTTTGCTAAGAGGACGAAGAGCATAGAAACGAATAGTTCTAGTTACTTTATCAATAGTGTAATATGCATTTGGCTTATCAGAAGTACGGTAAGCCATAGCATTTCCCTTGGGAAGAATGATATGGGGACCATCTTCTTCACAACGATAGGTTGTTTCTTCACACGGAAGAGTCCATAAAAGTCTTGCTGCAATCTTATCTTTGGTTCCCTTGATGAAGTCGTTCAATCTACTCTCAAGAATCCAATAATGAGATTCTTCAATAAGACCACCTGAAACGATATCTTCAGATGCAACAACATCATATGATCCATCAATGTTATTAATATAACTCGAATTGCATTCAAAATGTTCCTTCATAGGAACAACCATAGGTCGATTGACTTCACTCATGTGAGTATTTTCTACCATTGTATCAAAGCGATAAGCACTGGCAGTTTTTCTTGCCCATTCTCGCGGATCAAAAACTGGTTCCGTTGGGGTTGTAATTTCTTCTACGTTTTCAACTGTCTCTGTCATTTGATAAACTCTCCATATAAAGGGTTCTCATAATTCTTTTTAATTCATCCAAGTCAATATCTTCCAAGTTTTCCAACTCGGTGTTTATAATTGTTAAAGTGTCTTGTGCGAGATCAAGTTTTTCTTCATCCTGTACCTCATCGTTAAAATCTTCAATAACAGAAATATCTGACACATTCACTTCATATAACTTCTCAAGAAATGCATCGAATAGATGATGCTTATTCTTGTTCAAGACTACTACCTTAACATACTTGTCGGATAGTGTCTCGTTAACACTATTTATAAGACTTTTAACTGATTTTTCATCAGTATCATTATATTCTATAGTATAGAACATTTGATCTTGGTTTGCAACAAATTCAAGATCTCTTGTCTCTGTGTCAAATACATGAAAGCCTTTTTGTTCATGTACATCACCAAATGTTATTTGATATTGAGTGCCGAGGTAAATTACGTTATTCTTTTCACTCTTGCCGTGAAAGTGTCCAGATAAAACCATCTCAAACCTACGCAAGCATTTATCTGACATTCCTCCATCAAACTTAACACCCTTCATAACTTCGTAGCCATTCAACTCAAAGTGACCCATGATGACAGAGCATTTACATGTGTTCAGAAAATCCATTGTAAAATCATGATTTTCTGAATTTATCCAAGGCACCAAACCAACACAAAATCCATCAAGTTCCAAGACTTGAGGATCTTCATAAACTGTAATCTTAGAATATCTGTCTTTGACGATTTCTTTCAGGGAGTTGATCTTATTGGTATTCTTGTAATAAGTATCATGATTTCCGACCAGAACATGAAGATCTATACCTTCGGTTTCGAAGCGTTCCATTACTCTAGATCTAGTCTTGTTCAGGGTATTGAAATTAATGAACTTTCTTCGGTCGAAGAAGTCTCCAAGGTGAATCACCGTATCAATGTTATTATCTTTCAGGTACGGAAAGAATTGATTCTCAAAGAATGATATAAAATGATCAAGAAAGACTGGGGAATCGTTTCTCGCACCAAAATGTGTATCATTTATAATGGCAACTTTCACTTCTTTTTCTTTCCAGAGAACTTCTTTAAATCTGACTCATTAAGTTGAAAGTGTTCTTTCATGGCATCTTTTTCACTTTCCTTCTCGAAGTAGTTCTCTTTATACCATTTATGAAGAGTCCCGTCAACATCATTTTCTTCAGCCATTTTATACTTTATATAAAGTTGCTTCTTTTCTTTTTCTATTCGGCGTAAAAAGGCAAAGTATATGATCTGGGTAAAATACGAAAACGGATTCTTGGATTTCTCTGGATCAAAATTATGTGCGTATAAGATACAATTCTCTATTGCATCTCCTACCATTTCATCTCTGTATGGATACTTTATAAAGTTACCTTTTCGAGACAGGTTGTCTGCTATTTCCATAAAGCATGTAGCAATATAATCAGTTAAAGGAGGTCGTTCGTCGCCTGAATCTTCAGCGTCCTGAACCAATTCCAACCAATCTTCCATCGCTTTTAAAAATTCTTTATTATCAATATAGTGGTTTTTACTCATGACGAAATTATAATCTCCATTCACAAAATGTCAAGTTTTTACTTGACAACTTTTTATACCCTCATTACACTCTCTGTGTCTAAGAAGAAAGGGATAATAGTATTACTTATAGTCTTCACTATTCGGATCTGAGTTCCAATCACTCCATTTGTTTCCGAAGTCTTTACGATCAGTTTCATCTCCGGTGAATTCATCACTGATTGTTTCCCTCTTCTCAAACTTCTCAATAAGTTTCATAAGATACTCTGGTGGCAGTATATCATTATCTACCAGTTTTTTCAATATGCTTGGATCAAAAGAAATGTTTAGATGAACGAAGTCTTCTTCGTCCATTTCATCATCTCCCCCAAAAAACTGATCCATGATGTTTGAAATTTGATTTGGATCAAAACCAAATTTCTTTAGATAGTCTTCTGTCTCACCCATGTCAGAGACCATATCAATATCCTTCATTAAGTCTTGCATCGCTTTCTTTTGATTTTCCGCCATGTCAGACATTCCAGTCAGATTGAACTTGGTGTCTTTTGTGTCTTCTCTTTCCATTTCTCTGTCGTAGAGAGAGATCACATCTTTATCAGGCTCTAAAATTGTTACGATATGATTCATGGGAATGTTTGTCTGAATCTGATCAGAAAACACAAGCCAATTTTTCAGGAATGTAACTTCTTTTTGATTTCCGAGCGGATCAAAAGTGTATGCTGATCGGAAAATCATTGGTCGTTCAATAACCATTTTATTTCCAACCTGTCCCTTTATTTTACCGATCAATTCTTCTCCGCTAGCCAGTTTGATAACTCTATAGGATTTGTCCATCAGTAGATCCTCCCAAGCGGATGTTCACAACATCATAATCAAAACCTTCATTAGTATATATTTTGATTCTCTCCTCCATATGTTTGTAGGTGTGATTGACATACTTCTTATGGTGAAGATTATCTGCTACATCATAGACTATTGCTTTTTCCTTGCTGTCAGAGGTTCTTAAACCTCGCCCAATAGACTGGAGAACACGAACAACCGATTTAGACGGAGAAGCAAAAATAATGTTATGAATATTTCGAATATTGATACCAGTAGAACATGTACCATAAGATGCGAGAAGAATAGAATTTTCTTCCTTATCAACCACTTTACGAATCATTTCTCTTTCATCGACATCAGTTTGTCCGTGAATCATATAGATTGGCTTATTCGTAATTTGCTCATCCATCATATTGTTTAAAGGTATACCATGCTTATTTACGAAGTTGAAAAGAACCAAAGTGTTTCCCTTTAACTTCGCACACAAATCTACTATAAACTGATTTCTATCTTTACTCTGAACGAGCCAATCAATTTCTTCTTGATACTTAGTCCTCTTCAATTCATCACAATCTTCATCAGAATGTTTCAGAACCAGACAATGTATTTTCAGTTTGGATAGAATCTTTTTCTTCATCAGTTCGGTTGTGGATGTGACACGAACAGATGGTCCAAACAAACCTTCAATAACAAGTTTGTGAGTCTTTGAATTGTCAAGTGTTCCTGTTGTACCAATTCTGTAGTATGCGTTCTTTAGTTTTGACATCAGAGTCGAAAGCGACTTTGCTTTGAATAGATGGCACTCGTCTCCAAACACAGATTCAAATTCATCGAAGTACTTTTCTGGTAGATTGTATAAACTCTGCCATGTTGAGATAACAACTCTCTTGTCAGTTTCTTTCTCTTGTCCAGAAAAAATAGTATGGACATTTGAATTCACATCAAAACCATTCTTACCAGAGTAGTCTTCGAAATCAGACTTCATTTGATTTACCAAGTTTGTTGTTGGGACAACGATAAGTATTTTCCCTTCTGTGCATTCCAGAAGATAACGAATAAGGCAATAAATGATAAGAGATTTACCGCTACCAGTGGGTGATATAAGTAAGGTTCTTTTCTTCAGCAGAGCGGTTAGATAAGCATCCTTTTGGTGATCATGAACATCTATTGATTTTCCATTTGCACTAAGATTGAGACTTTCTACAAATTCACTTGCATCAATACACTGAGAGAATTCTTTTTCTTTTACAAATGAATACGAATAGTTTCTTTCATCACAAAACTTGCGAATATAATCTTCTAGTCCAGCATAAATGGTGCGATTGAAAAGATTGAACAATCGAATCTGACCATCCCAGAACTTGTTCTTGAAAGCAGGAGTATATTGATAATTTGGAACATAAAAAGTGAAGAATTCACTTAGTTCCTTTGCAATAGATTTTTCACTTTCTATTTTTAAATTTACAGCATCTACTTGATGTATAATTAAATCACTCATCACTGACCATTCGTAAATTTAAGCCAATCAATAGCAGATCTAATATTCCACTGACGATTGTTTATAATCTTTATTATGTCTTGTAAGTAATCTACAACGGTTTGTTTATATTTTATTTTTATGTCTATTAATTGAAGATCTTCATCAGAATCTAAAAATTTATCAATATCTGTTTTTAATATTGTTAACTGGAATGGCTCCCAGTCTTCTTCTTCCAATTCTTCTTGTGACATTTTGCCTGTATAATACAACCATTTTTTTCTGCGAAGAACTTTAAATTCATGTTCTAACTTGGCAAGAATTAACTTTTCATCTGTAAGAAAATTCAAATACTTTGAGTGTATTTGTGGAGTTCTTATTGATTCTGTGTCTAGTTGTGTTTCGTCTATTAATAAATCAGTTTCTGCATATTTACGATAATCACTCAAATTCATATTTTATCCCAATTCAAGATCACATATACTACCTTCAGAATTAAGTATTTCTATATTTGTAAAATTAAAAGAAACACTTGTAATAACAGCAGTAGATGAAGGTTCTGCTGATGTCATATCAAGTTCTCCTAGTTGTATCGGATAAAGTCCTTTGAAAATCATTTGATATTGTGGTTTATATGCACTGTTAGTAATCAACAAACTTGCATTTGAAGTTTGAGATTTATATGGAATAATATCTGCATTGTTTTCGTATCCACCAATACTTGTCATCCATTTAAATAATTCAAGATATGTTAGAAATCTTTCATCTACTGCAAATTGTACTTGAAGCGGTTGAAAAACAAAAGAACCTCCGGGAATTCTTATATCAATATCAAGAGTTGTTGGTTGTATGTACTCACCAAACCTAAATGGAGGTACAATAACACCTCTAACAAATCTTTCAAAATTTGGTATTCTCGGAACAATAAATCTAAAATAATTACGATTTAATAAATTATCGTCTTCCCCATCATAGGTGACTCCGTATGATTGGTAAGTAATATCTGGTATGTCATTTAAATAATCTTCTGTCATAGTATTATGTATATAAAAAAACAGGGGATCCGAAGATCCCCTGTTCTTGACTGATTTTTAATTATCCTAAGGGTGCGCTGGCGCCGTTACCGTGTAGATCTGTAACTTGGAACAGACGGTAGTATTGGTTACCAACTGAGACTGTACCACCAGTTGTGAAGTCGGTTGACTCAGCGAATGGGTTTGCAACCATTCCGTAACGAGTCTTGAAGCCGATCTTTGGCTGGAAGGTGTTCTCACCTACTGCACGAACCATCTGTAGTGGAACATATGGGCAGTAGAAGATACCAGCGTCGTATGGGCTGGTTCCCT